GAAGCGAGAGAGTTCGCAAAGTCTTATTTAAAACTCTACTTTAAACAACAGGAAGTAATAGGTTCTATAGCAAACATGTGATTTTATGAGTGACGTATATCTTGGTAATCCTAATCTAAAAAAAGCAAATACACCGATTGAATTTACAGAGGAACAGGTTATTGAGTTTCTCAAATGTAAAGAAGATCCTGTTTATTTTGCGAACAATTATATCAAGATTGTTTCACTAGACGAAGGTTTAACACAATTTCATCCATATCATTTCCAAGAGAAACTGATTAATCGATTTCATGAGAATCGATTTAATATCTGTAAGATGCCACGACAGACTGGTAAGTCTACTACCGTGGTGTCTTATCTTTTGCACTATGCAGTTTTCAACGATAGTGTCAACATAGGTATCCTTGCAAACAAAGCGGCAACCGCAAGGGAACTTCTCGGAAGGTTACAAACTGCATACGAGAACTTACCTAAATGGATGCAACAGGGTATTATAGCCTGGAACAAAGGATCGATGGAGTTGGAAAATGGCAGTAAGATATTGGCAGCTTCTACGTCTGCAAGTGCTGTCCGAGGTATGTCATTCAACGTCCTCTTTCTCGACGAGTTCGCGTTCGTCCCAAATCACGTTGCTGATGACTTCTTTGCCTCTGTTTATCCTACTATTACTTCTGGTAAAAACACCAAAGTAATCATCGTATCTACGCCACACGGTATGAATCACTTCTACCGTATGTGGCATGATGCGGAAAAACAAAAGAATGATTATATTCCAACTGACGTTCACTGGTCTGAAGTCCCTGGTAGGGATTTGGAATGGAAAGAACAAACAATTAAGAACACATCCGAACAACAGTTCAAAATCGAGTTTGAGTGTGAGTTCTTAGGATCTATTGATACTTTGATTACCGCAGCGAAATTAAAGTCTCTTGTTTATGATGATCCGATCAAGAGAAATGCAGGATTGGATATCTATGAAGAACCCAAAGAAGATCACACATATGTTGTTACCGTTGACGTTGCAAGGGGTGTAGAAAAAGATTATTCTGCATTTTGTGTGTGCGACACAACGTCATTTCCTTACAGATTAGTTGCTAAGTATAGAAATAATACAATCAAACCAATCTTGTTTCCAAACATTATCAGAGACGTATCGAAAGCATATAATCAGGCATTTATATTAGTAGAAGTTAATGACATTGGAGATCAAGTAGCATCCATCATTCATATGGACTTGGAGTATGACAATATACTCATGTGTTCCATGAGGGGTCGTGCAGGTCAAGTAGTTGGTCAAGGATTCTCGGGCAAGAAGACACAATTGGGTGTCAAGATGTCCAAGACCGTAAAGAAGATTGGATCTCTAAATTTAAAAGCATTAATTGAAGACGACAAGTTACTTGTATCTGATCTAGATGTAATCAGTGAGTTAACTACATTCATTCAAAAGTCGGGTTCATTTGAGGCGGAAGAAGGTTGTAATGATGACCTTGCAATGTGTCTTGTTATCTTTGCCTGGTTGGTTCAGCAAGACTACTTTAAAGAAATGACGGACAATGATGTTCGTAAAAAAATATATGAAGACCAAAGAGATCAAATCGAAGCCGACATGGCACCATTTGGATTTATCAGTGATGGTTTAGACGATGAAGGAACAATTATAGAAAATGATGGAACAATATGGAAGACGGATGAATATGGTGACATGTCATACATGTGGGAGTATCACTGATGACTTTTGAAGAGTCATTTGAATTAGAACATTTATTTCTTAATGAAAGGAAGTGTAGATCTTGCGGACTAACTAAAAATTTATTGAATGATTTTTACTTAACTAGAAAAGATCGAGGCACTTTGCCTTCTGCATACTCATATGAGTGTAAACAATGTACAAAAAAACGAATACTCAATGCAAGAAAAAGAGACACTAACAGGTGGGAATATCCTGACTGGTGAACTGTTCATGCATTGTTTCCCCATTTGAAGCATCCAAATTTCTAAATAGTTTCAGTCATATGAATCTTCTTTAGAGGGGAAAGACATGTCGCTAAATTTAGTATCACCAGGCGTAAAAGTTAGAGAAGTTGATCTTACTGTAGGCAGAATTGATGCAGTAAACGATCAGGTGGGAGCAATTGCAGGTCCTTTTGCCAGAGGTCCAATCGGACAACCTGTACTGGTGGAAACAGAACAAGACCTTCTCGCCACTTTCGGCAAGCCTCAAGATACTGATGGTCAGTACGAGTATTGGATGTCCGCATCCAGTTATCTTTCTTACGGTGGAACACTAAGAGTCATCAGAACTGATGACGTAAACCTTGTAAATGCCCATGCGGGTGTTGCAGGAACTGTTCTTGATCTTAAGATTAAATCTCAAGAAGATTATCAGAATTCATTTACAACTGGACAAGAGTGGTTCTACGCTGCTAGAGAACCAGGAAGTTGGTCAAACAAATTAAAAGTTTGCACCATCGACTCCGCTGCAGACCAAAGAGTTTCAATCGGTACTTTTGGTATCGAAGTTGGTTACGCAATGACTTGCGGATTCTCAACTTCATTTGCAGATCCAAAAGACGGTACAGTCAAAACATTCTCGGGATATTCTAAGGGTATCGTTACAAAGGTAAACGTTGATTCTATCGACGTTAAGATGCTCAGTAGAACCGATAATTCAACTGGACTGACAACCGCAATCGAATACGGAGAAAGTGGTTTAAACCAGATCTTCCAACAGTTCGATGGAAACACATATTGGCAGGCATTCAACAATGTTGGAACTGCAACATCACTAGAAAAATTCAGAATTAGAGACAACACTACGGTTGGTCTAGGTTCTACTGTCATTACTACCAGTGATCCAAACATCGGTTCTAGAGTTTTGGTGGGTGACCTGATCCAAACCTTAAATGGAACGTTCTCTGGAAGAGTAACAGAAGTCACCAGTGGTTCTATTATTGTTGATACCGCAGCACCTGTTGCATATGCAGCAACAACAATGGTTGTTCGTTATACAAGAACTGCTGATGACAACACTCTGGACAGAGGAGAAGGAATTCTTCCTGATGAAACATATCATCCTGTTGTAGATTGGTACGATCAACAAACTCTTGGACTATCCAATTCAACTGTTTATTGGAAAAATATCGCACCAAGACCAGGTACTTCACAGTATGCTTCACAGAGAAATTCTTCTAACGACGAACTACACGTAGTTGTTGTTGACGATAATGGTGCAATTAGTGGAGTCTCTGGTAATATCCTAGAGAAATTCACAAATCTCTCCAAGGCGACAGATGCTAGAATTACTCCAAGCGAGAATATCTATTGGAAGAACTACATCGAGAATCGTTCAGAGTATCTCTTTGCAGGTACTGTTGATTCACTCGCTGTACCAGAATTCACTACTCTTGATGGTTACATCCTAGCAAGTGGTGGTGATGGCGCATGGAACCAGGAGACAAGTGGAATCACATTTGGTCTTGCAGGTAATAGAACTTACACCATGGACAATGGTGCAAACTATGGCGCAACCAACGGATTTGCTCCAACTCTTGCGGAAGTTATTACTTCTTACACACTTCTTGAAAATCCTGCAGAATATGATGTAAACTATCTGATTCAGGGACCAAGTGGAGGAGATACTCTATTTGAATCTCAAGCAAAAGCAAATAAACTAATTGCAATTGCGGAACAGAGAAAGGATTGTGTTGCATGTATTTCTCCACATAGAGCAGGAGTTGTTAATGTAACAAATCCAGATACTCAAACGAGTAATATCTTATCTTTCTATAATTCTATCACTTCAAGTTCTTATGCTGTCTTTGACAGTGGTTATAAGTACATGTTTGATAGATTCAATAACAAGTTCAGATACATACCTCTGAATGCTGACATTGCTGGATTGATGGCAAGAACATCGATCAACAACTTCCCATGGTTCTCTCCCGCTGGTGCTCAGAGAGGAACCATTAACGATGCAGTAAAACTTGCATATAACCCATCACAAGCACAAAGAGATCTCCTCTATCCTAAGAGAATTAACCCAGTTATCTTCTCACCTGGTGCAGGAATCATCCTCTTCGGTGATAAGACGGGTCTAGCATATGCATCTGCTTTCGATAGAATTAACGTTCGTCGTTTATTCTTGACTATCGAATCTACAATTCAAGAAGCTGCAAGATCACAACTGTTTGAATTCAACGATGCATTGACAAGATCAAACTTTGTCAACATTGTTGAACCATATCTCCGTGATGTTAAGGCAAAGAGAGGTATTACAGACTTCCTCGTTGTTTGTGATGAGTCAAATAACACCCCAGATGTTATTGACGGAAATCAATTTAGGGCTGACATCTTCGTTAAACCAGCAAGATCAATTAACTTCATTGGTCTAACCTTCGTAGCTAACAGAACTGGTGTTAGCTTTGAAGAGGTTGTTGGAACTGTTTAATCGCTTTTAAAATATTCAACCCTACCATAGGAAAAAACAATGGCATCAAAATCTAATTTCCCTAACGTACCCCAGTTTCAATCTAGAACTCTCGAAGACTTCAAAGCGAGAATGATAGGTGGTGGTGCTCGCGCCAATCTTTTTGAAGTAAAAATGAATTTCCCTGACTTTGCTCAGGCAAATTCTACCCCACAGTTGGGTAACACCAGTGTTACCAGAGATCTGGACGAAATGACCAGATTTATGGTTAAAGCGGCACAACTTCCCGCTTCAAACATTGCTGAAATTCCAGTTCCTTTCAGAGGTAGAGTATTAAAGGTTGCGGGTGACCGCACCTTTGATCCTTGGACAATCACTGTTATTAATGACACCGATTTCCAAATCAGAACTGCTTTTGAAAAGTGGATGAACGGTATCAACAAACATGATGACAACTCTGGAATTGTTACCCCAGCAGATTATCAGAGAGATGCATATGTCATGCAGTTCGGAA